TCATCGATTTGAACGCCACGCAAGCGGCCATTCGGGCGGGGTACAGCGATGGTTCAGCACGCAACCAAGCACACCGCCTGATGACAAATGACGACATTTTGCAGCGTATCGCAGAATTAAATCAGGATCGACTTAAGCGAACCAATATTGATGCTGATTACGTGCTGCGACAAGCGGTAAAGCTTCACGAGCGCTGCATGCAGGAGGTGGAGCCGCTTAAAGACCGTCGCGGCGAAGAGATTACGGACGAGCAGGGCAGAACGGTCTATGGCTTCGATGCCAAAGGTGCTGTGGCTTCGCTCAAGCTAATCGGCGATCACATCACTGTGCAGGCGTTCAAGCAGCAGACATCTACCGAGATTACTGGAGCTGATGGCGCGCCGGTGAAAGTTGACGTTACCAGCATGACGCCGCAGGAAGCAGCAGAGCAGTATAAAAAACTCATGGGTTAGATATGCCAATACCATTCCCTTTCGACTTCAAGAACCCGGATTACACTCAGGTTTTTGAGTGGAGGATGGAGAGGCTACAGCGCATCCGTGCCAATCCAGCAACGCTGCCAGCGCTGAAGGCATTTTACCGGGATAACCCAGCTCAGTTCATTATCGACTGGGGCATGACAACAGACCCGCGAAACCTCGATTATGGTCTGCCGGTAACAATCCCGTTTCTGCTGTTCCCGAAGCAGGAAGAGTGGATCGACTGGATAATGGATCGCCGTCGCAGCATGGAGAACGGCATTACTGAAAAGAGCCGTGAGATGGGCCTAAGTTGGACGTCAATCGGCCTTGCCTGCTCTCTTTGCCTGTTCAACAAAGAAATGGTGATTGGCTTCGGCTCCCGTAAAGAGGAGTACGTAGACAGCACCGGCGACCCGAAAGCGCTGTTCTGGAAAGCACGCAAATTCGTTGAGACGCTGCCGGTTGAGTTTCGAGGTAACTGGAACGAGAGAAAGCACGCTCCATATATGCGCGTAGAGTTTCCGGAAACTGGCGCTGTTCTCAAGGGTGAAGCGGGCGACAACATCGGGCGCGGTGACCGAACAACGCTTTACTTCGTGGATGAGGCTGCATTTCTTCAGCGCCCGCTGCTTATTGATGCTGCGCTGTCGCAAACCACCCGCTGCCGTATAGACCTTTCATCGGTTAACGGCATGTCCAACCCATTCGCGCAGAAACGCCACGGCGGCCGCATTCCGGTATTCACTTTCCACTGGCGCAGTGACCCGCGCAAAGATGATGCCTGGTACCAGAAAGAGTGCGCAAAAATCGATAATCCCGTTGTCGTTGCGCAGGAGCTTGACCTGAATTACAGCGCTTCAGCTGAAGGTGTTCTGATCCCGAATGAATGGGTACAGGCAGCTGTAGATGCTCACATCAAACTGGGCATCACTCCAACGGGCCAGCGACTCGGAGCGATGGATGTTGCCGATGAAGGCCGTGACAAAAACGCATTTTCACGCCGCCACGGCTTCCTTCTTGAAGAAGTGGACGAGTGGTCCGGGGTTGGGAGCGACATTTACAGCTCAGTTGTGAAGGTGTTTGGCCTGTGTGACCACAATAATCTTGAAGCTTTCCGCTTCGATGAGGATGGTCTGGGCGCTGGCGTGCGCGGTGACGCAAAGGCTATTAACGAATTGCGCCAGCCTGAGGGGCGACCCTACATTCTCGCCACTCCTTTCCGAGGCAGTGGCGCAGTGTTCGACCCCGATGGTGAAGCAGTCAAAGGCGATAATGGGCAGCCATCGCGCCTGAACAAAGACTTCTTTGCTAACGCTAAAGCTCAGAGCTGGTGGCACCTTCGAAAACTTTTTCGCAATACTTTCCGCGCAGTTCAGGGCATGGAATACAACCCTGATGAAATCATTTCTCTTAGCAGCAGCATCACCAACAAAGACAAGCTGATCGTCGAGCTATCCCAGCCGACCTACTCCATTAATGGGGTGGGTAAAATCGTCGTGGATAAGCAACCGGAAGGTACTAAATCACCTAACCTGGCTGACTCGGTGATGATCAGTTACGCACCAATGGAAACATCACTGGATATCTGGGCGCAACTTGGCAGAGGCTGAACATGTCCGAAACACAAAACGTGTCGCAGCCTGTACCGACGCGTGACAGCTATGAAAACTTTGTCGCCCGCATGGGCGTTAACGAATCGAACCAGTCAGGTGCCGGCACCTACCGTAACAACTGGACGTCGCGCAACAGGCTGCTGATTGAGCAGGCTTACCGGTCGTCCTGGCTGGTGGGTGCAGGCGTTGATGCTATCCCCGATGACATGACCCGCAAGGGCGTGACCATCACCTCTAAGCTGGAAGACGGCCGCAAGAAGCAGCTCGATAACGCCTGGGATGAGATGGCGATTTGGGAAGCGCTCAACGACACGCTGAAATGGGCGAGGCTCTACGGTGGCGCTGTAGGCGTCATCCTGATTGATGGCCAGAACTACTCGACGCCTCTGCGCATTGACGCTATCGCACCGGGTGCCTTTAAAGGTGTCATGGTGATGGACCGCTGGATGTTGAACGCCACGACCGAGCGTCGAGTAACCGAACTGGGGCCGGATTTCGGCATGCCTGAGTTCTACCGCGTCGTGACGTCTGCTACTGGCATCCCGCCGTGGCGCATCCATCACTCTAGGTTGATCCGCTTCGACGGCGTTCCGTTGCCATATCAGCAGCGCCTGACCGAAAACGACTGGGGCATGTCGGTGATTGAACGCTGCTTCGATCGCCTGCTGGCATTCGACAGCACCACGCAAGGCGTTGCTCAGCTCATCTACAAAGCTCACCTGCGCACCTACAGCATTAAAGGGCTTCGCGGCCTGCTGGCTTTGGGCAAAGACAATCCGGCTTTCAAAGGTCTGATGTCGCACATGGATATGATCCGCCAGTACCAGAGCAATGAAGGCATGACGATCATGGATGCCGACGACAAGTTTGAGGCACATACCTACTCGTATGCCGGGTTGAGCGATGTGCTGGCGCAGTTCAGTCAGCAGGTTGCAGGTGCTTTCGACATACCGCAAGTCAGGCTTTACCGCCAGTCACCAGCAGGATTCTCGACGGGCGAATCAGACCTTGCTCAGTATTACGATACGGTATCGACGCAGCAGGAACGAAAGCTTCGCCGGCCGGTCCGCAAGTTGTTCGAAGTGCTGCACATGAGCCTGTTTGCCTCACCGCTGCCGGATGATTTCACGTTCGAGTTTAACGAGCTCTGGCAGACGCCGGACAGCGAGCGCGCGGACACGGCCAATAAGGTCGTCGACGCCACGGTGAAAGCCGTCGATGCGGGACTGATGACAGAAAAAGCTGGCGCGCAGCACCTGCAGGAAACGGCCCGCGTAACCGGGCTGGGCGGCACCATCAGCGACGAGGATATTGATAATGCCAGTGACATCCCGGCGCCGACGGAGGCCGACCTCGATAACGTCGAAACCGCCGAATCTGAAGCGCGCCGAGAGGCAATTGGGAACACAGCTACGACAGATAGCGCAGGCGGTGGGCGCGATAGTCGAGGGTTCGTACGATGGTTCAAACGATAGCGTTACCGACATCATGGACAGGCTGGAGCGTTACGCCGACCTGATTGAGCCATGGGCTGAGGCAGTATCAAGCCGTCTGATAGGCACGCTGGAAGTCGCAGACGATGCAATGTGGCGTGACAGGTCACAACGTATCTCTGCCGGGCTTCGTGAGCTGATGAACTCCGGCACCGGCGCCGTAACGCGCAGCATCATTGACGAGCAGGTGAAACTTTTCAAATCGCTCCCCCTGCAGGCTGCCGATCGCGTTTACGACATCCACAATCAGGCGATTGAGGCTGTGGTGTCAGGTAAACGCTCCAGTACGCTGAAGCAGGAAATCATGCGCACTGGCGAGGTTACTGAGGCGCGGGCGCGCACCATTGCCCGGACTGAGGTTGGTCGGGCATCAACTGCAATCACCCAGGCGCGCTCAACCGCCATCGGCTCACGCGGCTATATCTGGCGCACCGCCGATGACAGCGACGTTCGCCACTCCCACAGGCAGATGGAAGGTCAGTACGTCGACTGGTCAAAACCGCCAACGCTCGACGGCATGACCGGCCACGCTGGCCAGTTCCCCAACTGCCGCTGCTACTGCGAAGTTGTCGTTCCCGAGGATTAATCATGAAAGAAATCACTGTGAAACATATCGCTGATGGTGATGTGGCTAAAACCGTAGTTAACGCTCGTGGAATGACGGCCACTCTGTTTCGTGTGGGTGATATCAAAAACCTCACGGTTAGTGGCAGAGGTAACGTTCGCCAGCTTAAGGCTATAACCAGAGCGCTTGCTAAGGTCTGACCATGCAATATTTCTTCACTACGCGCCTCGGCAACACTCGCTTTGAGATGGCCGATGGCTCGCTGCTGTGCAAAGACGTGCCGATCGCCCGCACCGGCGCGCAGGTCTACGACGAAAGTGAACTTGAAGGGCTAATCGGTGACGAGGATGGCGAGATCGTCGTCACTCGCGACGCTGATGAAGTGTTCCGGCCCGAAACGCTCGCATCATTCGAAGGCATGGCCTTCACGCTGGGTCACCCGAAAGACATGGTCAATCCGGGAAACTGGAAAGACTACGCCCACGGGCACATTCAGAACGTCCGCCGCGGCACCGGCGACCAGTCGGATTTAATGCTGGGCGACATTCACATCAAAACCGCCGAAGCCATCCAGCAAGTAATGAACGGCCTCGAGCAGATTTCTATGGGCTACGACGCCGACTACGAGCAGAAGGGGCCGGGTCAGGCGCGACAGCACTCAATTATCGGTAACCACTGTGCGGGCGTTCCTAACGGTCGTGCGGGTATTCGTTGTTCAATTGGAGATAGCTCATTCATGACTACCAAAAATCAGGGCTGGTTTAGCCAGCTGAAGCGGGCGATTAAAACCAAGGATGCCGATAGCCTGGCTGATCTGGTTGATAACGCGCCATCAGAACTGGTCGAGCCAAGCCTTGATTTGGCGCGGGCAGTAAACATCACTATCAACCCCGCGCAGCCGCTGCCGCCAAATAAAGAGCTTGGCGGCCTGACCACTGATGAAGATGGTGAAGGCGGCGCGCAGACTAACAGCGAGCTTGAAGCGAAAGTCGATGCGCTGGCGCTTCTGGTTCAGCAGCTGATCAACCCGACTTCTACGGCAACCGTCGACAGCGACGACCCGGAGGAGAAGGAAGAGAAAACCCGCGCAACTACCGATGCTGCTTATCATCAGGGCGTCGTGGCGCGCGCAGAGCTCATCCTGCCGGGCGTGAAGCTGCCGGAAGGCGGCAAGCTGGCTGCGTTCAAACGCTCCACGATGGACGCGGCATTCAAAACGCCGGAAGGTCAGGCGCTGCTGGCTCCGCTGGTTGGTGCTTCGCCGGACTTCGCCAAGATGCCGAAGGCAACGCTGGACGCGGTGTTCGTATCCGCCAGCGAAATCGCCAAGGCGCGTAACAGTGCGCCAGCTACTGCGTCGCGTGCATCGTTTTACGACTCATCCAACAAAAACTCTCCGGCTGCTCTGAACAAGGCATTCGCCGCCCACTGGAATAAATAAGGGAAAAACCCATGGTTGCATACCTGTACCGGATGCCAGTCGGCATCGCCGGGGCTATCTCACGCCCGCAAGACCTGACCACCGAGCCGGTTATCCTCAATGCCGCGAACACTTTTAGCCATTACGGCCTGGCAGGTAAAGACAGCGCAGATGGCAAGTTTATCCCGCTGGCGGCATCGGACGAAGCAACGGTCATCACCGGCCTGTACGTGCGTCCTTACCCGACCACCTCTACGCCAGACATGGCGCGACAGGTTGGCGCAAATGCCAATTTCACTGGTGACGTGATGAAGCGCGGTTACATGACCGTGAACATCGGCAGCACCGCAGTCGGCCTGACCAAGGGCGCGCCGGTTTACGTGCGTAACGCCAACCCGACCGACGCCAGCCCGCTGGGCGCAATTCTGGGCGCGGCTGTCACTGACGAAACTGTCGTGCTGCCGAACGCCGTTTTCACTGGCGCAGGCGATGCCGCTGGCAACGCTGAAATCGCATACAACATCTAAGGGAACCGCTACATATGTTAACTTTTGACCAAGCCACCGTTGACGGTACTGGCGCTTTCCTGGTTGGCGAACTTGAGCGCCTCGACCAAGAACTGAATATGCCCCTGGTGGGATATACGTGGTCGCGCGATATTCAACTGCGCGAAGACGTGTCGATCGCCGATGACATCAGCTCTTTCACTAACTCCACCTTTGCCGCTGCAGGTACGCCGAACCCGAACGGTAAAAACTGGATCGGCAAAGACTCCACCGCCATCGCTGGCCCGAACGTCGACATCGCAAAAACCGGCTTCCCGCTGACCCTGTGGGGCATGGAGCTGGGCTGGACCGTTGTCGAACTGGCCGCCGCTGCCAAAGTTGGTCGCCCGATCGACACGCAGAAGTACGATGCGATGCAGCTGAAATGGAACATGGACACCGACGAGCAGGTTTATCGCGGTGACAGCCAGCTGGGCGTGAAAGGCCTCGTCAACTACAACGGCGCGGCAGTCACTAACGCTCCGAAGACGTGGGCGACATCCACGCCTGACGAAATCCGGGCGTCTATCAACCTGCTGCTCTCCAATGCCTGGGCGGCGTCTGGTTACACCATCGTCCCGCGTGATCTGCTGCTGCCGCCTGAGCAGTTCGCTCTGCTGTCCAGCATCATCGTTTCCTCAGCCGGTAACCAGTCGCTGCTGACCTATCTGCAAAACAACACGATCGCCTTCCATCAGAACGGCGTGCCGCTGAACATCCGCGCGGTGAAATGGCTGAAAGGTGCGGGCACCGGCGGCACTGACCGCATGATGGCGTACACCAATGACAAGAAGTTTGTGCGCTTCCCGATGGTTCCGCTGCTGAGCGTGCCGGTGCAGTATCGCGGCATTTACCAGCTGACCACCTACTACGGCAAGCTGGGCGCAGTTGAGTCTCCGTACCCGGAAACCATGGCGTATCTGGATGGGATTTAGGGATTTGATTTGATAACGTAAGCCTCAATGATATGATACTCCTTTAAGCGGAGGTGTTATGGATATTGAAGGCATTCTGACTGAGGCTTTGCGTTGCTATGAATACAACCCAGATGATGGCTTGTTCAGGTGGCGCATTGAAACCCATGGATATGGTGGAAAGAAATACCCGGGAGATGTAGCCGGAACAATTAAGGCGGGATATGTGCAGCTCACAATCGGCAAGTTACGATTTAGAGCGCACCGCATAGCCTGGCTGATTGTGTATGGCACATTTCCTGATGATGACGACATCGATCATGCCAATCGTGCAAAAAGCGATAACCGCATTTCAAATCTCCGGTTGAAAAGCCGCAGCCTTAATAACCATAACGCGCCCAAAAAATCTGATAACACAAGTGGATTTAAGGGTGTGTCGTGGGACAAAAGGAAGCAGCGTTGGTGGGCAAAAATCACTGTCGACAAGAAGATTCACCACATAGGGTATTTCAGTGTTTTCCGTGAAGCGGTAGAGGCCAGATATTTCTCTGAAATCGAGCTTATTGGAGAGAGCCATACACCTTTTGATTCCTTGCCGTTTGAACCAGCCTTTCACCCAGACTTAAGGGTGCCCGGTGATGGTGAGAGTGAGCGAAGAAGAAAAATTTCCTCGGCCATCCGGTCTAACAATAAATCAGGGTATCCGGGCGTCAGTCTGTTTAAGCGAACTGGTAAATGGTCCGCACGCATGACGGTTGACGGTAAAGAGCATCACCTTGGTTATTTCAAGACAATGGATGAAGCCATTTCAGCCAGAAAAGCGTTTGAAGAATCCCTGAATATCTAACCAATCCGGCCCCGCAAGGGGCCAACAGGAGCAGCAAATGGCTAAGAAGACGATTCGCGTCCACACCCCGTTTAACTTCACCTCTGAAGATGGCACCAGCCAGCGCTTTGAGGCCGGCGAGCATACCGTTGATGACAAGGTTGCCGATCACTGGTTTGTCACCGCGCACTCTGACGTTACCGGCAAGGCAAAAGCCAGCGCAGACACGAAAGAGTTTCAGGCACAAATCGACAGCCTGACCGCGCAGCTGGAAGAGAAAACCAAAGCGCACGGCGATCTGCAGCAGTCGGTAGCGGAGAAAGATCAAATCATTGCCGACCTGACCGCGCAGCTGGAAGCCCTGCAGGCGCCCGTAACTGAACCGGTAACGGAAGGTAATGCTGATGGCAAGAAACCGAAATCTGCCGACAGTAAGTGATTTTCGCCGCGACTTCCCGCAGTTCAGTGATGACACCAAATATCCCGACGCAGTAATCGAGTTCCGCCTCAACCTCGCCGATATGCTGATTGACGGCTCCGCGATGGGGAACATGTTCCCTTATCTGGTCGAGCTGTTTGTCGCGCATTACATGGTGCTGAATGCCGCAGATACGGCGGCTGGCGCGCTGGGTGGTGCTGGTGGCGCAACGAGCGGTGTGGTCGCGTCCAAATCGGTAGATAAGGTCAGTGTGAGCTACGACAACAGCGCGACGCTCAACGCTGATGCGGGCTTCTGGAACTTCTCCCGTTACGGCGCGGAGTTCTGGCAGCTGCTGATGCTCTTCGGGTATGGCGGTATTCAGCTATGAAATCAGGCCTGACCATTCGCGCCGACACGGCGCAAAGCATTCTGGACGCCCTTAAAACCCTCGCTAACAAGGATGTTCTGGTGGGCATCCCGGAATCGAAAGACGAGCGCGATGATGGCGATATCGGAAATGCGGCGATCGGCTACATCAATGAGAACGGGTCGCCGGCGCAGAACATTCCGCCGCGACCCCATCTCAAGCCCGGCGTGAAGTCGGTCGAGCAGGATTTCATGCCTCACCTGAAGGCGGCCGCGCAGAAGGCGCTGGAAGGTAATGCTGAAGGAGCAGTGACGTCTCTCGACCGCGCCGGAACGGTGGCAGCCAACGGGGTGAAGCGGTACATCACCATTACTGGATTCATCCCCCTGGCCGACGCCACTATCGCCAACCGCCTCCGTCGGGGTCGCACTGGCAACAAGCCGCTCATCGATACTGGCGAATACCGCCGCTCAATCACACACGTTGTGAGGGATAAAGATGCCGACACTTGATGTAACTGACGTTCTGCTGTCGTCTGAATTTCTCGATACGACGCTCGTGGTAAAGCGCAATGAGCAGACGGTCGATGAGGATGGCTTTGCCAGAAACACCACTACAGAGACACTCTTTGGCGGCGTAGTGACAGTTGACCGCTCACTTGAAGCCCGGCGCATGCAGGCCGGCCAGGTGATTGATGGCGCAATCCTGATTATCACCACCTACCGGCTGAGCAGCGGCAACACAGGCATTGATGCCGACATCGTGACTTATCGCGGTCGCGACTATCGCGTGACCTTCGTCGATCCGTACACGGCTTACGGCGCCGGTTTCGTCCAGGCGCACTGTGAGCTGCAGCCATTTGACGGAGGTCCGCGTGAGTAACAGCAGCACAACAGCGGGGTATCTGACCCCCGTCAGCGCGCCTCAGGCCTACGACGAAACTCTGGAACGAGAACTCAGCCAGTGGGTGCGGGCATTATCAGGCTTGCCGGCCGGGACGGTTCGCCCGCGCTGGACAGCGACTCAGGCAGCAATACCTGCAGCGGACGTGAACTGGTGCGGATTCGGCATTATCGGCTTCACTGCTGACGATGGCCCCGCATTTGTCCGGCAGACCGATGACAGTAATCAGCTGTGGCGGCATGAGGTGATCGAAACGCTCGCCTCGTTTTACGGTCCGCAGAGCCAGTCCATCGCGACGCTGTTTCGTGACGGGATGACGGTTGAGCAGAATAACGAAACCCTGAAAACAAACGAGCTGTCGCTTGCTGATTACAGTGAACTGACCGCTTTCCCCGAGCTTATCAATAACCAGTGGGTGCGCCGGTACGACATCACCGTGCGCCTGCGCCGCAAAGTTATCCGCGATTACGGCATCAAATCTCTGGTCAGCGCGCCAGTATCATTCTTTGGAGATTAACCTATGGCACAGGGCTTACCTGTATCCAACGTTGTGAACGTTGACGTGATCATGTCGCCCACTGCGGCGACGGGTCGTAATTTCGGTTCACTGCTCATTCTCGGCACATCCACGGTTATCCCTGTGTCAGAGCGCATCCGTCTGTATACCGGCTCGGAAGAGATCGGCGCCGACTTTGGAGAGGACAGTCCGGAATATGCTGCCGCACTGGTGTACTTTTCGCAGTCTCCGCAGCCGACACAGGTTTATGTTGGGCGCTGGGCTAAAACCCTGGCGACGGCTGAATCCGGCAGCGTTGAGACGCTGGCGCAGGCTATCACCGCCGTGCTGCAGTTCACCAACTGGTATGGTCTGGGCATTGCCGACGATGAAGAACTCACCGCCGCGGAAATAACCGCGACCGCCGCCGCTATTCAGGCATCAAGCCTCAGCCGCGTGTTTGCCGTAACGTCTGACGATTCCGGCATAATCGACTCAGCCTCGACCACTGACATCGCCTCAACGCTCAAAGCCGCTGGCTACGGCCGAACCTTTGTTCAGTATTCGACGAAGAGCAAATATGCGGCGCTGTCTGCATTCGGGCGCGCGTTTACCGTCAATTTCACCGGCAACAACACCACGATCACGCTGAAGTTCAAAACCGAGGCGGGCGTGACGTATGAAACCCTGACCAGCGCGCAGGCGGCAGCTGTCGATGCGAAAAATGCGAACGTTTACGTTTATTACGCGAACGACACGGCAATCCTGCAGCAGGGTGTAATGTCCAACGGCGATTTCTTCGATGAGCGCCATGGCCTGGACTGGCTGCAGAACTATGTGCAGACCAACCTCTTTAACGCGCTGTACACCTCAACCACGAAAATTCCTCAGACTGAGGCCGGCATTACCCGCCTGCTGTCGAATGTTGAGCAGTCACTGGATCAGGCTGTGTCGAATGGTCTGGTTGCCGCGGGCGTATGGAATGGCGGCGACATCGGCCAGATCACCGCAGGCGACACGCTGACCAAAGGCTATTACGTCTATGCGCAGCCGCTTTCTTCTCAGGCTCAGGCCGATCGCGAGGCTCGCAAATCACCGCTTATCCAGGCGGCTATTAAACTGGCCGGCGCGATTCATTACGCCGATGTTCAGATCAACGTTGTTCGCTAAGGGGACATAAATGGCGACTTATTCTTTTATGGACGTCGTCGCGTCCCTCACCGGACCGACTGGCTCTATCGACCTCGGATATGGCTCTGCTAACTCAGAGGAAGGCATTACCGTCACCATGACGGAATCCAAAAACACCATGACGATCGGCGCTGATGGCGAAGTGATGCACAGCCTCCACGCAGGTAAAAGCGGCACCATGACAGTTACGCTGCTTAAAACCTCCCCGGTCAACAAAAAGCTGTCCCTGATGTACAACGCACAAAGCCAGTCCTCGGCACTGTGGGGCAACAACGTCATCGTTCTACGTAACCATGCTTCAGGCGATATCACCACTGCACGCTCGGTCGCGTTTCAGAAGCAGCCAGACCATGCAGACGCCAAAGTGGGCAACACCAAATCTTGGGTGTTCGACTGCGGCAAAATCGACCAGGTTCTTGGGGAGTTCTAACGGATGGAATTTGAAATCAAAGGCGTGCAGTACCGCACGGCAAAACTCAGCGTATTCGATCAGCTTAAAGTTTCCCGCAAACTGCTCCCGGTTCTGGCCGGGATGCTGGCTGACTTTCAGGGCATCAAAGCCGCAGCAGAAGGCGGTGACGTTTATAAGGCGATGGAAACCGCGTTACCCAAAATCGCTGATTCACTTGCTGGAATGTCCGAAGAGGATACCAACGCGATCATCTTCCCCTGTCTGTCGGTGGTTTCCCGCCATAACGGTAAAGGCTGGGCGCCTGTCATGACACAGGGCACGCTGATGTTCGACGACATCGATCTGATGAGCATGCTGCAAATGGTTGGTCGGGTGGTAGGCGACAGCCTGGGAAATTTTTTGCCCGCACTCCCCGCCAGCGAGACTGCGCCCCAGTAAGCGGCCTGACGCTGGAATCACTTCCAGACGGTGAAGATTTTCTGATGCGCCCGGTTGATGCCGGGTACATCAGCTATTCAGCCCTGAAGGATGGTTCGGTAGACCTGGCGGACATTGCCCGGATGAATGACTGGCTCGACCTGAAGGCAGACAACAATAACCGCATTGAGCGCTGGAGAGAGGCAAATGAACGCTGAGACTATCAAGGATTTTCTGGTAAGCCTCGGCTTTCAGGTTGATGACGCTGGAGCGCGCAAGTTTGATGCGGTAGTGGCCGGCACTACGTTAAAAGTAGTGAAACTCGGTACTGCCACTGAGGCGGCAGCGCTGTCTGTTTTGGCTTATACCACCAAAATCGCCAGCGGCCTTGACCAACTTTACTGGGCATCTCAGCGTACGGGCGCAACGGTCGCGGGCATTCAGGCGATCGGCTATGCCGCAGCTCAGGCCGGGTCGAGTGCAGAAGCTGCGCGCGGCTCTCTGGAAAGCCTTTCACGCTTTATGCGTAACAACCCCGGTGCCGAAGGCTTCCTGAATCGCCTGGGCGTTCAGACGCGTGACGCCAGCGGAAACATGCGTGATATGGCGTCCATCTTCACAGGCGTCGGCCAGCAGCTGAATAAAATGCCTTACTACCGCGCAAATCAGTATGCGCAGATGCTGGGCATAGATGAAAACACGCTGATGGCAATGCGCCGCGGGATGGGCCAGTTTGGCGCGCAGTATACGCAGATGGCGAAAGCCATCGGCTTCAATGCTGACCAGGCTGCTGCGAGTTCTAACCGCTTCATGACGTCTCTGCGTGCATTCGGCCAGATGGCAGGAATGGCGCGCGACAAGATCGGCTCTAACCTGGCGGAAGGGCTTTCGGGTTCTATCGACATCCTGCGCAAGCAAATCGTCGACAACTTCCCGAAGATTGAGCAGACGATTACCAGCGGCGTTAAAGGCATTCTGTGGCTTGCTGAGGTCATCGGCCGTGTCGTGTATCGGCTGATACAGGCCGGCGGCGACATCATGCAATGGTGGTCATCGCTGGATAAGTCAACGCAGCGCCTTATCGAGGTGTTCGGTGCGCTTGTAATCGCCTGGCGCATTCTGAACGGTGCTTTCCTGATGTCGCCGATAGGGATGATAACCGCCCTTGGCCTTGCGATTCTGGCGCTCTACGACGATTACAAAACATGGAAGGAAGGCGGCCAGTCACTCATCGACTGGAAAAAGTGGGAGCCGCAGATCAAGGGCGCTATCAAAGGCGTCGACGATCTGAAAGATGCCGTTATGCGCCTGCTCGGTATTGACCCGCAGACATGGACAGCCAAATGGGACATGAGCAACCTCATGGAGAACCTTGGCGAGCTGTCCAAAATGCTGGACGGGATAGCGCGCCTGCTCAACGCCATTAAAGACGGCAGATGGAAAGATGCCTACGCCATCGGCCGCGAGCTGATAAATCAGGGGCAGGGTAATCTAGACGCGTTACCTGCAGTGTCCGCCAGTGCGGATAATGCCGCTGAGTGGCTGAAGAGCAAAACAGGGTTCGACCCCAGAAGCATCGGCCAGTGGGTGAGAGGGCTTGGCTCTGCAGCGCCAAAGCCGACGAAAGACGGGGCTGCGTTGCTCGGCTGGATGAAACCCACTCTGGACAAGCTCGAGCAGGTTTATCGCTTACCTGAAGGTTTGCTGCGCAGCGTTGCGATCACCGAGTCTGCTGGCAACCCCAATGCGATGTCTGGCGCCGGCGCGCAGGGACTGTTTCAGCTGATGCCCGGCACGGCTAAGGATTTGGGGCTGCGCGGTACCGATGCATTTGACCCGGTTAAGTCCGCCCAGGCTGCAGCGAAATATCTCGCTCAGCTCTTGAAGGCCAATAACGGCGACCTTCCCAAAGCGCTTGCGTCTTATAACTGGGGGATCGGTAACGTGCAGAAGCATGGCATGGCGCTAATGCCGGAGGAAACCCGGAATTATATCCCGCGCGTTCTCAGCAATATGCCGGCCAGCGGCGCGCAGATCAGCCAGGAAACTAACATCCATATCCATGGGGTTAACGACCCGAGCAGGGCCGCCAGCGAAGTCGCCGACAAGCAAATGGCGGTGAACTCACGCTTTTCACAAGCACTCGGAACGGGGCCGCGCTGATGGACATTCTTTCTACGCTGTTTTCACAGCAGAGCCGGAAAATCGGGCTGATAGTGCCGGACGTGGTGATCACCGAAAAGCACAGCGACACGCTTGAAATTACAGAGCATCCCGTCGAAAAGGATGCTCCTGTTGCTGACCATGCCTTCAAAAGGCCGCCAGAGCTGGTGATGGAGGTGGGGTTTTCTGGCGGCGGTTCGTTGCTGGATCTCCTCGATACTTCCTCGATTGGGCTCAGCCTTGGCCTTAGCCCGAAAGAGGTTTATCAGCAGCTCATCGACCTGCAGGAAAGCCGCGTGCCGTTTGACGTGGTAACCGGCAAGCGCCTCTACACCAACATGCTGATCCGCGTGCTGGATGTAACGACTGACCGTACATCGGAAAATGTGCTGATGGCGACGCTAACGTTGCGCGGGGTGCTCATCTCTTCAACGCAGACGATATCGGTGGCAGATAAGGCTGACATGTCGCAGGGCGTGAGTACGTCAGCAGTGCAAAACTCCGGCGTTAAGTCGACGAAGCCCACCGGCAGCCAGTCGATTTTATCGAAGCTATCCGACCTGTTTTAAGGAGACACGATGCAGGCCAGTGAAATTCCCCTGTCACCTGATAACCAGCAATTCGCCGTGGCGATAAACGGGGTTAATTACTCGATAAGAACAATATGGCGTGACGCCGCAGGCTGGGTGATGGATCTACTCGACAGCAGCGGCGCAGGCATTGTGACCGGTATTCCTCTGGTTACGGGCGCTAACCTGCTGGCGTCATTTTCTTATCTCGAACTCGGCTTCGGGCTCGTGGTGCTTTGCGATGATCCGACGCAGGACTACCCCACTAAAACCGACTTAGGCATAAGCAGCCATCTCTGGGCCGTAACGGAGTAAATATGTCACAGAACTGGATGCGCCACTTCGAGCTGCAAATTCTGTCAGAAAGTGGTGAAGGCATTAGCCTGAGTGACTTCAAGGTGACGTTCCGCATTGAGTGGACTGATACCCGCTGGCCGCGCGTTGCGATGGTGAAGATTTATAACCTTTCCAAAGACACCTGCAGCCGTATTTTGGGAAAAGAGTTCGCGAAGATTAAGATCATCGCGGGCTATGACGGCATGCCGGCGGCGGTAGACAGTAGCCAGATCGGCGTGGCAACGGAAATAGACCCGTCGAAAGTCGGCCAGACAAATGGTACGAACTTCGGGGAAATCTTCAGCGGTGAAATTCGCTTTACTGTCACCGGCCGCGACAACCCGACCGATACATGGGTGCTGATTCAGGCGATCGACGGGCATCAGGCTTTCATGAACGCCAGCGTGACCACGACGCTCGCTGCCGGATATACGGTTGCGGATGTTCACTCTGCTGCCATGGATAGCTTTAACCCGTATGGCGTGACAAAGGGAGTCACCGGAGACACGCCTGTAACGGTATTCCCGCGCGGGCGAGTGCTTTATCAGTCAACGCGCGATGTTATGGATAACGTTGCCGCGCAGTGTGGCTCCACATGGCAGCTCGTTGATGGTCAGGCGCAGATGGTGCCGACCGATAAGTACATTCAGGAAGCGATCGTGCTCAACAGCCAGACCGGCCTGATCGGGATGCCGCAGCAGACGATGGGCGCTGGCGTGAACGTGCGCTGCCTGATAAACCCGAATATTCGGCTCAATGGCCTGGTACTGATTGATCAGGCTTCAGTATATCGCACCAGCCTGTCAGCGGACGAGGTGAAGGCATTGCCCGGCCGCGCCAGAGAAGAAAATGTGAATGGCAACCTGAGTGTTAACGGAGCACTGCAACAGCCTGCAAGTATTGCGGCTGATGGCTTATATATCGTTAAGTCAATCGATTATACTGGGGACACGCGCGGGCAGCCTTGGTATATGGACATGATGTGCTTCGCTCGCGGATCGGCAGATTTGCTATCTTCTTCCGCTATCAGTAGGGGTGCTTCATGAGGGTTATCTTACTTTTCTTGCTTTTCCCATTCTACGTGCTGGCGGCGAACGACGCAGGGAAACCTTTTATGGACTGCGGGAAAGGAGACTACGTCCTGTTTTACCCGAAAGATGAGCGATCATTTATTCAGGTGAACGGCTATCAGCCCCTAAACCAAACAGTAAAATATCTCGGGGCCCAAGGCGACTCTTCAGCGATGCTTGTGACGCTGCCATTTTCTCGGAACCTGATGTTGCAGTGGGAAAAGCTCCCCAAGCGGCAGAGGCTGTACGTCTACGATTATCCTGATGGCGTACATCCTCGGATGGTCGAAAAAGTCGACTGCAAATGGATGAATAAATAGCAACCAACCCGCTTCGGCGGGTTTTTTATTGGCCGGAGTAAACATGTCAGTCAATCCTCAGTCGCTGGCCGGCGGTGAGCAGCAGGCAATGAAGGTGCTATCTGACACCATCTTCTCCATGCTGCGCGTCTCTATGCCTGGAATTATCCAGTCGTTCGACCCTATAACGTGCACCTGCACTGTCCAGCCGGCAATATCAGGTCAGGTCGCTAATGAGGCGGGTGAGCTTAAATCTGCGCCGTTACCTTTACTCGTTGACGTGCCGGTGGTATTTCCGCGCGGTGGCGGCTGCACTATTACTTTTCCTGTGAAAGCAGGCGACGAATGCCTGGTGGTGTTTTCCGATCGCTGCATAGATTTCTGGTGGCAGAACGGCGGCGTGCAGGAACCGGTCGACCCTCGGCAGCATGATTTGTCAGACGCCTTTGCGTTCATTGGCCCGCAGTCGCAGGCGGAAGTTATAGGGAATATCAGCACCTCTACGCTGCAGATGCGAACGGATGACGGTGCGGCTTATATTGAGCTTGACCCAAACAGCCACGCCGTGAATATCGTGGCGCCGGGCGGACTGAACGTGACGACACCTCTCGCTAAGTTCAGCGCGGCTGTGACCATCAACGGGATGTTGACGTGGATGGGCGGCATGGTCGGAAGCCTGGCGACCGGGACCGCGGCGAAAATTACGGGCGCCATCGAGTTTATAGGCTCCCTGAAGTCCAACGGCAAAGATATCAGTGACCAGCACACCCATAATGGCGTGCAGTCTGGTACTGGCAATTCTGGCAAGGTGAACTGATGCGATACAGACGCGAAGATGAAGATGGAGATTACACCTTCGGACAGGGCGATGACACCTGGCTGGTTAACTCACCGGAAACGGTGGCGCAGGCGGTGAAGACGCGTTTCCTGCTGTGGTATGGTCAATGGTTCCTCGACACCACAGAGGGCACGCCATGGATTCAGTCCGTTCTGGGTAAGCAGAAGCCGGAAACCTACAACCTCGCCATTCGCCAGCGCATCCTTGAGACGCGAGGCGTTAACTCTATTAAGTCGTTCGATACGACGCTGAATACCTCATCCCGCCGCGTAGTGTTTACCGCGACGATCGACACTATCTACGGAACGACGACAGTCACAAGCGAGGCGTAATGGCTCTCAATTTAGACACGCTGGGGCTCTCCGCTACGGTGACCGCCTCAGGGATAAGTGCGCCTGATTACCAGACAATCCTGAGCACTATCACTGAATTTTTCCAGCAGATTTACGGCGCCGACGCCTATCTCGAGCCTGACAGCAAAGACGGACAAATGGTCGCGTTTGTGGCACTGGCTATACATGATGCCAACAATACAGCGATTCAGGTTTACTACTCTTTCTCGCCGTCATCCAGCATGACCGATGCGCTTACGCGAAACGTAAAAATAAACGGCATCGCACGCAAGGCTGCCACCAATTCCACGGTTGACGTAACGCTGACCGGCACGGCTGGAACAACAATTTCCAATGGCTCGGTGAAAGACACCAACGGCATTATCTGGAACCTGCCGGCCAGCGTAACGATTGACGTAGGCGGTTCGGTGACAGTGACGGCTACCTGTGCTAATTCAGGCGCCGTTGCGGCAATCGCCGGAAGCATCACCAAAATCAACACGCCTACCCGCGGCTGGACGGCAGTATCCAACGCTAACGCAGCGACTGTAGGCTCTGCCGCGGAAACTGATGCTCAGCTTCGTGTGCGTCAAAATCAGAGCGTAGCAATTCCGGCCCTGACGCCGTTTGATGCTGTCGACGGTGCGATCGCCAACGTAACAGGCGTAACACGCCATAAGCTCTACGAGAATGATACTGCGTCCGTTGATGCAAATGGGCTGCCGGCGCACTCCATTTCAGCCATCGTCGATGGTGGTGACGCAACGGACATTGCTCAAACGATCCGAGGCAAAAAGGGGCAGGGTGTGTCCACATACGGCACTACATCAGTGACTGTGCCGGACAAATACGATAATCCACACGTCATAAGCTTTTACCGCTCCACTGACGTGCCCATTTATGTCGCGCTTTCGCTGAAGGTGTTCACCGGATATACCACGCAAATCGGTGAGCAAATCAAACAGGCGATCGCTGACTATATTAATGGGCTGCTTATCGGCGATGACGTCCTGCTAAGCAGGATTTATTCCCCTGCGAACTTAGGGGTGGTGAGTGGTGGTAATGCCCGCTATTACGATATTGCGTCTCTGCAGATTGGCAAAAGCTCGGGTGCTGTGGCGGCGGCCAACGTCGATATTGCTTTCAACGAATCAGCGTCCTGCAGTACCGCCAACATAGCGCTGACGGTGACCTCATGAGCAAATATACCGAACTGATCACCAACTATCACGCTGGTAAACCGCGGTTCGTCTCGCATGTAGACCTTTCAACTCGCCCGCTTACCGATGCATCAACTGCGCTTCAGGGGCTGATCACTGCGTTTGATATCGACAGCGCGGTTGGTGCGCAACTGGACATTCTCGGAGAGTGGATCGGTCGAACGCGCATCGTCAGCCAGCCTATCAGCGGCGTTTACTTCTCGTTTGATACGGACGGCCTCGGCTGGGATCAGGGCATATGGCAAGGGCCGTATGACCCTGATGCTGGTTATACCAGCCTTAGCGATGACACATACCGCATCGTGCTGAAGGCGAAAATAGCGATCAACAACTGGAACGGGCAAAACGATACGCTGCCGCCAATACTTGAGACCGCGCTGGAAGGTTCAGGCCTGAAAATGCAGATCGTTGACAATCAGGACATGACCATCTCTGTGTGGGTGTTTCCGGAAGAAGACATCAGCCAGGTCTCGCTGGAACTCATCGCTGCCATTCGTCAGGGATATCTAACCGTTAAAGCGGCCGGCGTCTGGGCTGGCGACATTCAGACACCTTCAATCGAAACACCATCTGTCGGAAACCGGTTTTTTGGCTTCGATATGGACAACGAATTTATCGCCGGATTTGATGATGGCGCATGGGAGAAAACACTCTAATGGCAACTAACAACTTCAAACCGTTTTCAACGGGGAGTAACGCAAACGTAATTCCTCAGGCAGATTATGAGGCGCTGGATGCTCTGATAAATGGATTCCAGGCGGGCAAGGCATCATCGGCTCAGATTAATAAGGCATTACGACAGTCAACGTTTGTCGCCGCGGCTCTGGCGCAGTTTCTTGTTAATAAAAACGGTACTGACGTATTAGATAACGGTGATTTGAATGGGTTTGTGACGCTGCTGGGAAATGCCTTTGCTAAAACTTACCTTTCACGATCCAATCCCTTTGCAGACATAAAAGCCGACGGCACAGCGGCAATAATTGCAGCGCTGGCTAATCTCGGGCTTGATACGGCATTGGCTGGGAAAGCAGCTTTAACTGGAAGCACCAACCAAAAGTTCTGGGTGCTTTCTGCCCCTGGTGACAATAATGCAGCCGTACCGGTGTCTCTTTTGAACTCTGGCTTAAACCAAAAAGCAGGTTTAAACGGGGATTCTAACCAGACTTTTTATGTGCAGACTAATGAAGGTGCTACAGCTGCAGTCAACAATACTCGACTAGGAAACGTGCTGGGCGGCTTTGCTTATCGAGGCGGTGATGCGTCTCAGGGTTTTGCGGTTGCAGGTGGAACGAATGCTAATAGCGCTATTGCTTACGGGCAATTCCAGTCAGGAACTAACGGGAATGGAGCTTGGACAAAGCTCCCTGGAGGTGGGCAGTGGTGCCGTCAGAACCTCAATCTGGCAGCTAATGCCACAACCACATGGACATTCCCTGCTGGCTTCGTAGCCGCTCCAGCCGTGTTCATCACGGCGATCAATGGTGCGTTTCAATGCTGGCTTAATGGTATTGGCGCAAATAACTGTGGCATTTATAACAATGGCGCAGCACTAAACGTAAACCTTCTGGCAGTGTGGTAATTGAAAATGACAGGTGAAAACATTGAAGTTCAGGCAAAAGAAGAGATTGCACCTTTTTCTATTCGATATTTTGTTCATACTGACAGCGATGGTTACGTTACCGGAATGATGGTGGCGGTGAGCGAACAGGAGGCGGAGGGGTATGTTTCTGCACAACTTCAGGAAGTGAGTGAAGATGTCTTCAAGTCGATTGGTCAGGATTCAAAATTTGTAGATGGGAAGGTTGTACAAGGAGAGCCAAAGCCAGTTGTTCTTACTGTTGAAAATGCGAAGGCCATAAAATCAGCGCTTTTAGCTGAGGCTAACACAAATACTCAACCATGGCAGACTCAGTTGCTCCTCGGCATCATAAGTGAAGAAGATAAAATATCCCTTATAAACTGGATGATGTATTACAAGAAGGTTCAGGAGATTGATGCATCAGTAGCACCTAACATAAGTTGGCCTGATAAACCTTAATTTGAGGCTCCATAGAGGAGCCTTGTAAACGAATAATCATTCTAGTCAATTAGACAAGCAAACTAAGAGTGATTCTTTACCTTCAACCAAGCGAGTTTCGTTTTTAAACTTACCACACTGCTCAATCTCATCGTCAGTTGGCGATGAGATATTCAGATTTTCATTTGTCAGGAAGTAGATGAGCCCATTCAAAGCCCAAGAGTCGACGTTTATGGCATTGTCATTTACAATAACGATCCTGTTCGCCTTAATTCTGCTGCTCTTAACCAAGTTGTACGACTTTATCGCTAATAAAGCATCTTTCTTTTGTGCCATTTCCGTCTGATAAAGATAGCTATTAGAAGAGATAAGGCCAAGAAAAATAGCTATTGAAAGCAATGTTGCCTTAAGTCTAACCATCGATTCATTGTAAAATAAAATCATGACAGATGAGTAAAGAAACGAAATGGAAAATAGCGCTCGGGGGGTTGGGTCCCACACCTTCAGTAAAGCCAGAGGCATTAAAATAGCTGTAAGTAAAAGAAAAGGAATTAAAACTAAAGATGCAGTTAGTCTATTTGATTTAAATAAATAAGTTGCGATGTAAAGTGCCGAAGCAACTGATAAGACCATTCCAAATTGCTTTGGAATCACCCACCAATTTTTATAAAAAAAACTAGGGAGGAAAGAAAATATTTCGCGCATGCGCAGCAGTGGATCTTCAACTAATCCAGCTCTTGAATCCCAGTGGTTTTCACCAAGCATATTTTTTGTTAATTTATAGAGGATGGCATAAGCAATTAAACCCACAATGATAGGATAAGCTGCCTTGAAGTTGCTAAAGGTTAACAACTTATGCTCTACAATGTAGACCCGAATAACTGAGTAGATTATTATTACAATAAAGGCGGATTGATAATTCCCGCAAATTAGAAGCACAAAAAAAGAGGCAGTTAGAGCAGATTTGGTATCGTGTGTTTTTATGAAATTATCAAATAAAATCATATAACCAACAATGCAAATCATACAAAGAGCAAAACAAACGACAGCAAGGTGATATACAGCCATCATGCTGAAAGTTGGGTGGCTAACAATCACACCCGAAAGTAAACATGAAATAAATAAAGAAGCCCTTTTTTCTAATAAAAAAAACACTAAGAAAGATGATGCAAGAGATGTTGAAATAAAAAATAGCGGTGTGAATATAGGGCTTGAGGATACAATATTGATGTCAATATAGTTAAAAAATCCAGTAATGACCGCTTGTATAAATCGACCTTGATTGAGATAGAATGACATAGGCATCTTTTGAGAGGCCAATAAAAAATCATCTGGCATGTAAACGCCATATATGCTCCTTGAACTACCGAGCATCATTACCACGAAACTAAAGAAAACCATAAATGCGAGTGACTTTTCACGGCCTACGTCATCAATTTTCAATGCCATTAATTTACTAAACATCAACATTATTCCCTTTGGATTTTTTCAATAAATATCTCGGCCTTCTTTTTGTCTCAATATAAATTCGACCTATATACTCTCCAAGCACGCCAATGCCTATCAACTGCACGCCACCAATAAATAGTATTGATACCAAAATTGAAGGGTATCCATGCACCGGGTTTCCGAACACGAGCGTATCGAAAATCATCCATGCACCATAAAGGAATGATAAAGCAGCGACGAACAAACCTATATAGGTCCATATACGCAAGGGGAAAGTCGAGAAGCTGGTAATGCCTTCCAGCGCCAAATTCCATAGCTTCCAGCCGTTAAATTTTGAAGTGCCCGCCACGCGCTCTGCTCTGGTGTATTCGACAACCTCAACACGCCCACCAACCCATGAAAGAATTCCTTTCATAAATAGATTGCGCTCTGGCATCAACTTTATTTGCTCAACCGTCTCGCGAGACAACAGGCGAAAATCACCCACATTTTCCTCTATGGAGGGCGAGCTTATCTTGTTATGCAGCCGGTAGAACCATTCAGCAGTTTTTCGCTTGAGGTGCCCATCAGAGCTTCTGTCTGTTCGCTTAGCTAAAACAACGTCAGCACCAGCCTCCCATCGTGCTATAAGCAGAGGGATTACTTGAATTGGATCCTGCAGGTCAACGTCAATTGGAATAACTACATCGCCCGTAGCATGCTCAAGACCCGCAAATAGGGCTGGTTCTTTGCCAAAGTTGCGAGTGAAACTTATCGCTTTTACGTTATCATCAGAAACTGTAAGGGCGTTGATTATTCCTTCCGTGCCATCCTTGCTACCATCGTTAACGAAAACTAACTCGACTTTGTAATCAGTTAGTTCACTGCGCACTGCCTGGTAGAAAATAGGGATGGCTGCATCTTCATTAAATACAGGCACGACTAGTGATATCTTCATTTTCTTTCCCTGAAGACGATGAATTTTGAGTAAAGGAAACCGCACGCCAGACTTACAGCAGAAAACACAACAAGCGTTGCGACGGGTGGTGTATGCATCCGGTCGGCATACGAGCCAATCATTACGGCAATTAAGCCCATAAAGAAGACGTACATCATGTAACGGATAGTTGTTGCTTCTGCATTAAAAGTCCATTTAGCGTTTGCGAAAAAGGAGAAGGTGACAGCTACGCAAAATGCGACGAAGTTAGACAGCGATTGTGGCAGGCCTCGCTCAAGACAAATCGCAAATGTAATCCAATGAATTAGCGTATTGAACACACCTACAGCTGCATATCGTAAAAAAAGTTTAAATCTCATCAAGTACCCTTATTCTTTCTTTCCCTGTACCAGTCATACTCCCCCCAAACCCAAACCGCGCAAACTAATAAAAAAAGACCGTTGAAATACCAAACGTTTTTTTCAGTAAAAATAGTTAGCGCGCAAATTATACCGCTTACACGGGTAAGTATGCGGTAAAAATTCTGAGTGCTCATTTGCTTAGATTCCGTAAGTAAAGCTAACTGATGATCCTAAGATTTGTCCGGAATTTGTCAATGGATAAAATATAAAAGCTTTAAAATGACAGGTAAAAAGCCCGCTACTGGCTGCATGCAGGTTGACAGGGTTGCTATGGTTTCGCCTGGCGATTTGTCGCGTTCCAGTGGGAGGGGAACCCCATGTTTGGAAAGTGGTACCCGAAGCACCTGATGACGGAAGACGGTTTGATAGAGGGGGAGCAACTGGAGGATGTAATTGTTCTTGGCGCGGTGACGGTGGAAGTGTTGACGCTTGAAGAAAACTGGCGGCCGACGATTTGAAAATGACCTGTAATATATAGTTTCAATTGGACACAAACAGAAAAGCCCCAGACCGAGATCTGAGGCTTTTCTGTTTGGATCCAAATGCGCGTGTATTTCACGTGCATTCTTTTTTCTATATCTGGTCCACATACTGTCTGGTCAGTGTCCTTAAATAGCTGTTTTCACTGCTATTATCCGGTCGTGGTCCTATCAAAAGTGGTGGAGCTGGCGGGAGTTGAACCCGCGTC